GTGCTGGAAGACGGCACGATCCCAGCGTGGGATACCTGGGCCTACAACTTGGCAGACGGGACCATCCTCTCCATAGACGATTGGGCTAACGGTGACTACCCCGAAATCGAAGCGTTGATGTTCGCTTCGGGCAAAGTGCCTGAATGGATTCTGGATGCGAACATGGTCGTCCGCCGATTCGATGACCCCTATTGGGCTGTAGCGAATCCGCTAACCCCGACGTTCACGGTGTGGCAGTCGCTCTGCATGGGGGACTACGGGTACTCTCTTCCGGCTATGGAGATCAACAGCGCGGGGGTTTGGGAATCCAATATCCCCCCCACAACGACGACGGTGGTTCCGAGCATTACCACTACGACTACCACTACGGCAGCCCCGCCGGCCAGCACTACGAGTACTACTACTACGACGGTTGCTCCTGCCACGACGGCGGCTCCTGCGGCGACAACGACCCAGGTCATTCTCTCCGCCCCTCCTGATGGGTATGACCTCTTCGATGCCGAGTGGGACGGGTATCCGTTTGAGCAGACGGTCCTGTTGCTGGAAGAGCGGTATCCACCCCGCACCCCAGGGAAGTTTCATTTCCGGCTTTCTGTCGGGGTCGAGTTCCTAAGGAAGGGCGGGATGGTCAAAGGTCTCGACAATCTGTGGGAGTCAGGCGAATGAGCATCTCGACGGTAGAGCACATCCACACGTTCACCTGTCCAAACTGTAAGAACTGGTGGACCTACCCGACGATGCACGACAACCTGCCGCACTACCTTGAAGAGGGTCGTTGGACCTGCCCGCATTGCGCTAAGCCCGCATGAGTGGAAGGCCAACGAAGTTCGTTCATGTCGAACTGGCTGACATCGACTCGCTGACTAAGGCCCCGTACAACCCGAGGCGCACCGACCCAGCCAGGTATGAACTTGTAAAGACCTCACTCAAGAAACTTGGGTGGCTGCTACCCATGTACATAACCCAAGAAAGGGTCGTTCTCTCCGGTCATCAACGCCTCGATGCAGCCCGCGAGATGGGCGCCCACAAGGTCCCAGTTGTGGTGCTCTACGGCCTGGACCACGAGCGCCGCCGCGGCGTGAACATCGTGTTCAACAGGGCCACGAACGACATGCACAAACACGATTCTGGAGAGAGCCTCGCCGAGCGTCTCCCCAGGACGGTCATTGAGGAAGCCATCTCGGGTTTACCCGACATCGAAGTCGACTCTGACGCCTGGTACCCGTGCCTCAACATCGAGGTTGTCGACACCAGGGAAGTAATGGGTAAGAACATCACCCATTTCATCCCGCATGCCATTCGCCAGGCCGAGAGTCTCTTCCACTGGGCTAAGACCTCGATCCCGTTGGTGGCCACCAAGAAGGGGAAGGTCATCAACGGCCTGGGCCGCCTCCAACACGCTGCCGAGACTGGCATACCAGCCGTGCAGATCATCACCGTCAGAGACGAGGCAGCCGATCTCGCCAGGATCATGCTGAACCACCTGTCGATGGACTTCGACCTGGAGGACAAGTACGCCGACGTTCTCCGCTACAACTCGTTCCGGCGGGCCTCCAACCGCCAGGCGCACCTAATGCCGGCCATGGTGTGCGACATGATGACCTCCATGTCCAAGACAGGGACGACACAGCGGGCTTCGTCAGTGTTCGATGTCGACAACGAGAAGCACGTCAAGGCATGGAAACGCTGGTACGGGGAAACCGTCCTCGATTTCGGTGCGGGCCTCCTCGACAAGTCCCTGCTGTTGCGAGACAACATGGGCGTGGACTGCGTGGCGTTCGAGCCGTACTACACGGGCGGCAAGGATTCAGGGTTCGACATTGACGCCGCCCGGTACATCACCGACTGCTTTCTCGCCAGGGTTGCTGATGGGACAGAGTTCGACTCGATCTTCCTGGCGTCGGTGCTCAACAGCGTGCCCTTCAAGACAGACAGGGACCACATCGTCACCCTGATGGCCGCCCTATCCACACCAGGCACGACCCTTTACGCAGGTGCCATCTCCAGGTCAGCGGACCGCTACTTCGCCGCCATGGGGATGAAGGACAATGTCTCGAACCATGAAACCCAGTTCGATTCGTCGTTCGCCGCCGGTTACGAAGAGGGTGTGGTCGTATCTGACCTGATAAAGCACCCGAAGGTCCAGAAGTACTTCACTGTGGATGAGTGGCGTGACCAGTGGCTCCGAGGATTCTCGGATGTGTACGCCTATGCGTATAAGCCGAATAAACTTGTACACGCCCAATGTCGAGACGCCAAACCCATCGACCCGAGGTCCCTGGCGCAGGCAATCCGGTTCGAGTTCGATCTCCCCTATCCAGAGGGGACCCTGAATCGTGCCGAGGAGGCTCTTGACGCCTTCTCCCAACGGTTGAAGATGGCGTTGTAGCCTGGGCTTATGTCTGACGCCGTCTTCGGCCCTTCTGGTCGCATCATTCTCCAGGACCTGAACGTAGCCCTGTCCAGCAACTTTGCTGAGTTGTCGAAGAACCGCCCCATGTCGAAGTTCGTCCAGGAAGTCGAGGAATACCGTTCCTGGATGGTTGACCTTCTCAAGTACGAGTACGTGATCCTTGTGACAGCACGCTCGGTCGCCTATGAGGACATGACCCTGGAACGCATCAAGAGCCAGACAGGGTGGACGCCAAACGACTGGTGCTTCAACCCCTGGATAGAAGACGAGAAAGCCGTCCTCCGACCCCACCGTGCGAAAGCCAGATACCTGAAAGAGATCATCATGCCCAGGTATGGGAATGACCCGAGTTTGTATTTCGCCATCGAGTCAAACAAGTTCTCACGGTCGATGTACAAGGCGAACGACATTGAGTGTCGCGACGCCAACAGGGACGATTCTCAACCGTGGAAATCCCTGCTCCCATAGGGCAAGTAGTGTCGGGCATCATGGAAGACACGATCATCCCCGATGGGGCGTGGGAGTTTGACGAGGACGTTGCCGCTGTCTTCGAGGACATGCTTCAACGCTCCATCCCCGACTACGAGATCATGCGCCAGGCGACTAATGGTCTAGCGTTCAAGTCCCTGGATCAGCAGAGGGTCACCCAGGTGCTCGACGCTGGCTGCTCAGACGGCCTGGCTTTGGCTTCCCTGGATGAGTACTGCCAGGAACACGGCCACACGATCGGCAAACTCGCCGGCCTTGACGTGTCAGGCCCCATGCTCGCTAGAGCACTCGATAGGTCAGATTGGCGCTGGGACCTCCAAATGCGAGACCTCCAAGACCATCTCCCGTATGATGAGAACCAGTTCGACGTGGTGCTCTGCGTCCTAACCCTCCAGTTCACCCCCAGAGCGCACCGCCAGCGCATCGTCGACGAACTAACCCGGTGTTTGCGTTGGGGTGGACGCCTTATCCTCGTTGAGAAGATCAGGGGCGCTACGTCCGAACTCGATGATGACATGACGGCCGTCTACTACGATCACAAACGCTCCATGGGGTACACCGAGGAGCAGATCGAGAGAAAGAGACTTAGTCTCGATGGTGTATTGGAACCGTTGACCGCTATGGAGAACGAACGGTTACTCATGGAGGCCGGCTATTACCAAACGGACTGTTTCTGGCGTTGGATGAACTTCGCTGGCTGGGTTGGGGTAAAGACCTGGACGGGTCCCGTTCACGAGTTCAGGGACCGCCCGGCGTGAGCAACGAAACCGGTCTCTCCATCGGACGAGACAAACGAGAGAAAGTGCTCAAACTCATCTCGGCGGGCAACTATCAGCGCACAGCGTGCCGTGCGTCCGGCATCTCCGAGTGGTCGTTCTACGAGTGGAAGAAGAGGGGTGATGCCGCCTTGGAAGACCAGAAGGCAGGGATTGCTCTTACCGCTCAGCAAGAGGAATACATCTGGTTTGTCAACGAACTCGAAGAGGCCCGCGCCAAGGCAGAAGCAACCCTGGTCGCCAGGTGGTACACCGAAGCCGCCGACGGTGACTGGCGGGCGGCGGAACGGTTCCTAGCCAAGGCATTCCCAGAGCGCTGGTCTGATCCGGCGACCCGCCTGGAGATCACTGGAGCCCAGGGGGGACCTGTCGCTCAACTGTCAGCCCACATGCACATCCTGCAAGAGGCCGACAGCGATCGGCAGCGTAAAGTGTTGGAAGCACTGGTTGAGTCAGGCGACCTACCAGAGAACGTCTTGGAGGCTTGGGATGGCGACAGCGGAGATCAGGGACCAGTTATCGACGCTGATGTCGTGGAGGACCCCGTGCAACCTGGCGATTCCTCACCTCCCTCACCCGAAGCAGCAAGCGTTCCTGACGTGGAACACGACTAAGGAAGCACTCTTCGGCGGCGCTGCCGGCGGCGGAAAATCAGACACCCTCCTGATGGCGGCCCTCCAGTACGCGTGCGTGCCTGGCTACTCGGCCCTTCTTCTCCGCCAGACGTTCCCTCAGTTGTCCGGCCCTGACGGTTTCATCGACCGAACTACGGAGTGGCTGAACGAAACGGGAGCCCACTACAACGTCACGAACAAGCGGTGGACGTTCCCCAGCGGTTCCACATTGACGCTTGGTCACTGTGAGCGGGATGAGGACCGTTACAACTTCCAGTCGTTCGCCTACCAGTTCGTCGGTGCTGACGAGTTGACACAGTGGCCCACTGACAAGGTTTACTTGTACATCGGGTTCTCCAGGGTCCGTAAACCAGCCCCTGATCCGTCGCTAAAGGCTTGCCCGCACTGTGGGCTAACCCTCGCTGATGTGCCGCTACGGATCAGGGCAGCAACCAACCCTGGTGGGCGAGGCAACGACTGGGTGTACGAGAGGTTCGTCCTGAACCCGTCTGAGGACCGCAAGTTCATGCCGGCCCGCATCGCCGACAATCCCAGCCTGGACAGGTTCGCCTATGAGGAGTCGCTCATGGAGTTGGACGCCGTGGAACGTGCCCGCCTCCTGGATGGCAACTGGGAGGTCACTGAGAAGGGCGGCATGTTCGAGGCCGACTGGTTTGATCTCATTGACACCCCGCCCGAGAAGTCCAAAAAGGTCCGGTTCTGGGATTTGGCGGCCACAGCCGAAGCGAAGGGCAAGGACCCCGATTACACAGTTGGTGCTCTTATCGGATTAGAGGAGGGCCGCTACTACGTTCTCGACATCCAGCGCATGCGAGGGACGCCTGCCGAGGTTGAGCGCTTGATCCGCATGACAGCGGAGATGGACCCTCACGGCACTCAGGTGATGATGGA